TTGTCCAGCGCAACCTTGCGAGTACGCCCAGGGGTGTTGAAGCGGATCCGGGAGCTTCATCGGCTGCCATCCGACGCGGCACTCGCACATGCAATCGGAGTCAGTCGCGCAACCCTCGATCGGATCAACCGTGGAGAGGTCGCCCCGAGCCCGCACTTTATCGCCGGACTGTGCCTGTTCACGGGCATCGGAATCGGGGAGGCATTCGAGGTGCTGGCGACGCCCGGTGGGCGAAATGCCGCATAGCGCCGTGGCTCGTTCACGAACCGACAAGTGGAAAGCCGCCAGCTGCGCCAACAGCTGACGGCCAGTCAATCCAGCAATCACCCAAGGAAGCAGGAAGACATGAACAACGATAGCGCCACACTCTCTCCCGTTGCCATCCCCGGCGCGAGCATGCCGATCCAGGTCGACCCGAGCCGGGAGCTCGCCGCACTCCGGCCGATGGTCGAGCACTTCGGTCTCGACTTCAGGACCCAGCTTCGCAAGCTCAAGGGCAAGTCGTGGGCAACCGTGGTCAATATGACCACGGTTGGCGCCGACGGAAAGACCCGCGAGATGGTCGGCATCGATCGCCGGACGACCGGCATGTGGCTCGCAACTCTTGAGGAGAATCGCGTGGCCGACGAGAAGCGCGCCGACCTTCGCGCCTATCAGGCGGAGGCCGCCGACGCCCTCGACGCCTACTTTCATGACGGCGGTGTGATCAACCCGCGTGCCACTGAGGATCAGCTCGATCGACTGTCACGACAGGCGCAAGCCCAGGCCTCCGTAATCCAGGCGCTCCGCGGGGTCGTCGACCCGAAGCACCTCGAAGCAAAGGGACGGATCGTCCTCGCTCGCGCGATGGGCGAGACACCTGAGCTCGATCCGGCTGGCATCCCGCTCTATGTGTCGGACTTCCTGAAGTCGAAGGGGCTCGCGTCTGACCAGGTGGCGGCCAAGGCCTCCGGGTTCGGGAAGCGGCTGAAGGGCCTCTACGTCGCCGAGCACGGTGACGCACCGCGGAAGGCGTTCCAGGAGCTGCCGAACGGGACGGTGCGCGAGGTGTTCGCCTACACCCAGGCTGACCGCGGCCTCTTCGAGCAGGTCTGGTCGCGGCACTACGAAGGCGTCACAAAGGCCGCCGCGTGAGTGCCGCCGGCCAGCTCCTCACCGTGGCGGAGGCCGCGGATCGCCTCGGGGTCTCGAGGAAGACAGTCGGACGCATGTACCGATCGGGAGAGCTCCCCCACGTCCGGCTCGGCCGGACCGGTCGGTGGATTCGAATTGTGTCCGCCGATCTTGAGCAGTACATCCAGAACCGGCGCGTTACGGAGGCAGCATGAAGCGCTACATCGATGGGTCACTCATCACGCTGCTCGACCATGTCCCACCGTCCGGGCAGGCTCGGGCCCTCATCGACCACCACTCGTCTATCGCGGACGAGTTCGTGAACCAGATCGCCGCGGAGGAACTCCTCGCCGCTGATGCCGTCCAGGCCTCGACGTCACGGGTGGGCCCGCGCAGTACGTCGGCCGATGCGGTCCGTGTCGACTACCAGACCGACGGCCGCTTCCGGCTCGTCCGATCCGGTCTCGTCTGGACGGTCGAGGAAGAGGCCGCGCCGGGGACCTTCGTCCAACGTGGCGGGCACTACCAGTCACGCGGGGCCGCGGCCTCGTACATCGACACGATTGTGGAGGCTGGGCGATGACCGAGCTGATCCGGCAGTACGCGATCCGCCTGCCCGATGGGAACCTACTGGCCGAGCCGGAGCACGCCCCCACATGGAGGCGGCTCCTCTCGTCGGCCCCGGAACCCCGGACGGCAGTGTTCGACGACGAAGACGCTGCAGCCCGAGCGCTCGAGCAGATGCGTGAGACGGCTCGCCTGTTCGGCGTCACCAACCTCGGCGCGTACGTCGTCCCCCGAGTGGTCGCGGTCGGCCCCTGGGGCGACGTCGACATCACCCCCTCGATCGATGCGGTCGAGCGCCACGCGAACGGCGCCACCTAGACCTCCGTCGGCATAGGGAGCCGCCGACCAGCAACCAACCCATATCCACGCGAAACCCCACGTCGGGTTCTCGCGCGCCCCTGCACACCCTTTGGAGCCCAACCATGTTCGGTTTCACCCACCGCACCCCGGCCACCCCGGCCGACGTCAGCGACACCGCGAACGCCTGGCCCGACGAGATCGCGGGCGAGTTCGCCGCCGACCCCGACGGCGCGATCCTCGCGACCGCCGAGGCCGGCCGAGCCGGGATCGACCGCGCACAACGCCACCGGCGCGAGGCATGGCTCGCCGTGATCGTCCTCGGCATCGCCCTCGGCGGCATCGCCTGGGCAGGCGCGACCGCCGCGATCTCCTCGCCACTGGCAGGACTCACCGCATGACCGCCTCGACCGATCCCCGGTTACCAACGACGCCGGAGTCGTCATGGAAGGCCTGCAGCCTCCACGAGTTTCGGCGTCACACCGGTAAGCGAGTCGTCTACCTCAGCGTCGCGACCGGCAAGCCGGCCGAGACCGGGATCGTCTCGCACGTCGACGACCGCTGGGTGTACGTCCACTACTCCGGCAGCCAAGGCCCACTGGCCACTCACCCCGACAACCTGCGCCTGACCGGCGAACGCCGATGAGCGACAGCGGCATCGACGACATCGAGCGCGACGTGCTCGCCGAGACCCGCCTGCGCAGTGCCCACGCGCTGCTGATCGAACAGCGCCGCGCGAACGCCCACGCGATCGCCGCCGGCGCCCCCGTCATCGACTTCGAGGAGACAACCTGTGACTGAACTGCAGACCCGCAAACCCACCGGACGCCCACCCTTCCCGCTGATCCTGCTCGAGGGGCCGTCGAAGAGCGGCAAGACGTACGCCGCGGCCGAGCTGACCGCGAGCGAGCGTATCGGCCGCGCGTTCTGGCTCGACCTCGGCGAAGGGTCGGCCGACGAGTACGGCGCGATCGAGGGCGCCGACTTCGAGATCGTCGTGCACAACGGCTCGTGGCCATCGATCTTCGCCGCCGTCGAGCAGGTGCACGCCGTCGCCGCGCGGGCCGCGGCGGCCGGGGAACCGCCGGTGATGCTCGTGTTCGACTCGATGACCACCGAGTGGGAGATGATCAAGGACTGGGTCAACCGCCGCGCGCGGCAGACGAAGGCCGCGCTGAAGATCCTGCAGGACGACCCGGACGCCGACATCAAGGCCGGAAGCCTGTGGAACGACGGCGCTGACCGGCACGGCCAGCTGATGCGGCTGCTCAAGACGTTCCCGGGCATCGCGGTAGTGACGGCGATCGGCACCGAGACCGTCGCCCTGGACAAGGATGGCCGCCCGATCCCCGGCGAGCGGGACTACAAGATCGAGGCCCACAAGACCTTGACGCGCGACGTCAGCGCGTGGGTGCGGTACTCGCACGACACCGGACCGCGCGTGGTCGGTGTCCGCTCGCCCCGTGCCGGATACCGGCCCGGCGTCGACCGCCTCGAGATGCGCGCCGAGTTCACCCTCGAATGGCTCGTGTTCGATCTGCTCGGCTGCGGATCCGACACGACCCCCCGTGATCTCGTGGCGCCGCTCTCGCTCGTCGACCTCGAGGGCTTCGCGCTCGCCGCGGACTCGGCCGAGTGGGTGAACGAGACCTGGGCGATGGCAAAGGACGCCGCGATGCTCGACGTCGCGCTGCCCGGCGGCAGCACCGCCCGCGAGCTGCTCACCGAAGCCGCCGGCCGAATCAAGGCAGCCAGCGGACAGCCCGCCGCGCGAGGCGGTGCACAGTGAGCATCACCATCGACACCAAGTCCCTGGTCGAGATCCTCACCGACCTCACGCTCACCGCGACCGGCCACCGGGGCGTGCACCTGCGCACCACCCGCGGCCACTACGGAGACGAGCCCGAGGAGACCACACTGCTCGTCGGCACCTCGACGAACGGCGCGGTCCTCGGCCACACCTGGACCCGCTGCACCGGCGAACTGCCCCCGATGATCTGGCCGCTCATGAACTGCAAGGTCATCATCGGCGCCCTCAGATCGCTCGCGAAGAACGACAAGAACCACGCCGTCGACGTCGTCCTCGACGGCAAGACCGTCACCGTCGTGGAGGCCGCGACGCTCTTCGACGACGGCGACCGGTTCGAGTTCCAGGTCGCCGAGATCGGTGCGTTCCCGCTCGCCAAGATCCACCGCATCCTCTCAGGCGAACCGCTCCCGATCCCCCGCAACGACACCGGCGACGACATGCCCGATACGGCCCGCACCACGTGGTCACCCGAGCACCTCGCCGCGCTGCTCAAAATCGCGACCCGGCGCGCCCGGACCCTGCACCTGTTCCGCCGGCACTCGAACCAGATCCATCTCGCGCAGATCGGCGACAACTGGGTCGGCGCGATCACCCCGCTCTCGGCCTGGGACCACGACGACGGCGACCGCCCGAACACCGACGTCTACGTCGAGGCACCTGAACAGCTCGACCTGTCGTGGCTCCGCAGCTACAGCGGCGGCGCATTCGCGGGCAACCGCGACGTCGAGGATGACGACCCCGCGGAGCCGACAGATTCGGCCTCCGCGCCCGAGCAGCCCACGCTCGACGACCCCGGCCCTGACGATGCGGCCGACGCCTCTGCGCCCGCCAAGGACGACGAGCTCGACGTCGAGAAGCTCGTCGCCGCGGGCGAGGACGACCTGCTGCGTGACGCCGCGCAGATGGTCCTCGCCACCAAGTTCGGGTCGGCATCGATGCTGCAGCGGCGCCTGCGGATCGGGTTCGCGGAGGCGACCAGGCTCCTCGACGAGCTCAGCGCGCTCGGGATCGTCTCGGCGGCCGACGGATCGAAGGCCCGCGGGGTGCTCGTCGACGAGGCCGGGATGCGCGCCGCGCTCGAGCAGAGGGGCGACCGGGGCACGCCGTGACCGGTCACCGGCAATCAGCAGGGCAAGAGGGAATGGAGGTGCTGCCGGTATGGCATGGCAGCTGGTCAAGGAAGTGCTCGACGGTGCACCGCCGTCCCTCAAGGCCCCCGAGCGTCTCGTGCTCGTCGCGATCGCCGAGTGGTGCGACGTCGAGACGCGCACATGCTGGCGACTGAACGAGGAACTACGCCTGCGAGTCAACATGACCGCCTCCGGGCTGCGGGCCGCGTTCGCTCGGCTCGCAGCCGTCGGAGCAGACCCACGCGTTCCGATCGCGTTCGCCGCGGACGGCGCGCCCGTCTACGCGTACAAGGGCCGCACGACGACGTTCCAGCTGCCGTACATGACTGCCGTCGACGGACACGAAGGCGACACCACGGCAACGCCTTCCGAAGGCGACACCACAGCGTCACCTTCCGCGGGCGAAGGCGACACCACGGCAGCACCTTTGAATACCCCAGCACCTGTTAGCAATTCATCCACAGGCGACACCGCAGTGGCGGCTCTGGCGGATGCAAAGGCGACACCACAGCACGCAAAGGCGACACCACAGCGCATCAAAGGCGACACCACAGTGGCGCCCAGTCCTTCCAAAACCAAAAGAAACCAATTCTTTCCGCGCGAGCAGGCACCGAGTTATCCACAGCTTCGCGCCATCAACTAGGAGAACCACCCCATGGCTGGCGACACCGTCATCACGATCATCGGCAACCTCACCGCCGATCCCGAGCTCCGATTCACCCCCGCCGGCGCGGCCGTGGCGAACTTCACCGTCGCATCGACTCCGCGCATCTTCGACCGGCAGAGCAACCAGTGGAAGGACGACGATGCGCTGTTCCTGCGCTGCAGCATCTGGCGCGAGTCCGCCGAGAACGTCGCTGAGACCCTCACCCGCGGTATGCGCGTCATCGTCTCGGGCCGACTGACACAACGCAGCTACGAGACCCGCGATGGCGAAAAGCGCACCGTCGTCGAACTCCAAGTCGACGAGATCGGCCCCTCGCTCCGCTACGCGACCGCGAAGGTCAACAAGGTCTCTCGGTCCGGGAACGGCTCAGGAGGCGGCTACGCGGGCAACCAGGACCGCGAACGGCCCCCGGCAGATGACCCGTGGGGCAACGCCTCGCAGGCAGGCAGCTACGACGACGAACCGCCGTTCTGAGGCAGGAGATGACCATCATGCAATCCACCACCGACACCGTCGTGCTCGGCATCGACCCCGGCGGACGCTCGACAGGCCTGTGCCTGATCACCGGCCGCGAGGTCGTCCTGCACCAGGTCGTCGTCAACGACGCCGACAAGATGCTGCCGATCGAACTGACCTACGTGCACGAGGTCCTCGGCGCGATGGCCACGATCGTTGAACGGACCGCGCTCGTCGTCGACGTCACCATCGCTGTCGAGGATGTCGTCCGGCCGAGCTGGCACATGAAGGGCCGGGCAGCTGCCGACCCGAGCGCGCTGCTCGCCACGGCGCAGATCCTCGGCGCCGTGCTCGCGTTCGACCCGACGATGCGCACCGTGCTCGTCCGACCCCGCGGCAACGGATCCCGTGCGCTCGGCGAGTACCCGACCGCCCTCGTCTCGGCCGCTGAGCGCCGCAAGGACGGATGGCAGATGCGGATCGGCACCGGGCAGCTCCGGCACGCCCGGTCGGCCTACGACGTCGCCCTCGCCGGACAGGAGGCGATCCACGCATGAGCGCCGAGCTACCCGAGCCGTCCCGGTGCCGCTCGTGCCACGCCGAGATCCACTGGGGCAAAACCCCGGCCGGGAAACACCTGCCCGTCGACGCCACACCCGCGAAGTCCGGGACCGTCGCGCTCGACGTCCACGGCGGAGTCCTCTACGCCGGCGTCCTCGTCGGCGCGCAGCTCGCCGCGGTCCGCCGATCCACCCGCCCCCTCTATGAACCGCACTGGGTCAACTGCCCCGACGCGAAGGCATGGAGAAACCGATGAGAGACACCCCACAGCGTCCGTTCGCGCACCTGTTCCCGGTCCACACCGTCGTCATCGCCCGCACACTCCTCGACGGCCAGAAGTTCCTCCGCGCCCGCCAGGCCCCGGTCGAGAACCCGCTGATCGTCACCCACCCGGGCCAGCTCGACGGCGGCGTCCGGATCCGCAAAGACCTCGTCCTCTGCACGCCCGCCGCGCACAGCAACCCGCGATTCCAGGAGATCGCCGCCCGCCTGCAGGCCGCGATCCGCGGAGCCCTCGCGATCGCCAACGCCCGAGCCAACAACAAGATCGGAGACCAGGCATGATCACCGTGCTCGCCTGCCGAGGCATCGGCGAACCCCTGCAGGGCAACATGTGCAGCGCGGTCACGCGCCGCCTCGACCCGAAGCGCTTCCGCGTGATCGAGGTCCCGTGGACCGCGTCGTACGGCCCGGTCCCGCTGCCGCTCGGGCCCGCGTTCGACGACTCGCTACGCACCGGCCGCGAGCTCCTGCTGCGCATGATCGACGAGGACCCGAATCCCGTGCTGCTCCTCGGCTACTCGGGCGGCGCCGCACTCGCCGGCAACGTGGCCGCCGAGGTCGCCCGAGGCGAGCATCCGCGGCTCGAGGTCGTCGGGTGCGGGCTGATCTCGGACCCGTTCATGCCGCAGTACGCGTCGCCAACCCGCGGAGCGTGGGGGATCGCCGGGTACCGCCACATCGCCCTGTCCGTCCCGACGCTCTGGGCCGCGGACCCCACCGACGCGATCTGCTGCTGCCCAGCGAACTCCCCACTCCGCACGATCGCAGACCAGACCCGCGCATTCAGCCTCTCCAACCTGCTCGGCTGGGGCATCGACCTCGTCGGCCGACTGAAACGGCAGGAGTGGCAGCAGGTCGCGATCGACTGGCGCAACCGCGACGAGGTCCACGCGATCTACCGGCAGGCCGCGCACGACCTCGACGGCTACCTGCGCCGCGGCGACCACACGAGCTACGCGCTCCGCATCAAGCCGCGGACGTCGACGACCTACACCGATTGGCTCGCGGACCAGATCAACACCCTCGGAAGGGAGCTCGCATGACCGAGCAGGAGCTCAACGCACTCGTCGCATCCCTCGCTTCGCTCGAGGCCGGAGCGTCATCTGAACTATGGACGTACTCGGAAGACCGCAGGACGATCGAAGGTCTGGCTGGGATTCCCATCGCTCTCGGAATCGCGCGTGCGACCGACGGCTACCTGGCCGTCTCCGCGCGCAATGCTCTGCCCTCACTGCTCGGAGCGCTGCAGGCTGCACGCATGGAGCGTGCCGAGAACGTCGCGCGCGCCGACCGACTGCAGGAGCGCGTTGCCCGGCTGACGGAGAAAGTTCAGGCATGGTGCCCGCACCTCAGTACGTCCGGGTGCATCACCGGAGACGAGCGCTGCGACGAGTGCGGCCTCGTCGACCCGCACGGTGAGGCCGGTGACCGCTGATGCCTCCGCGCACGTACCCCGCGAAGCGTTCCCGCGTTGCCACGGAGGCGGACGCGGTCCGCCCTGTGCTCTTCCCTAGCTGCGACGGCTCCACCTGGACGATCAGCGGCCCGACGGTGTGCGGTGTCTGTGGGCACCCGATCGGTATCGGCCAGCGCATCGTTGACGGCCCACTGCACGCACGATGCGCCGACGCTGGGGAGACACTGCCGTGACGCTCACCATGACCGACCTGTTCTGCGGCGCCGGCGGCTCGTCGACGGGCGCCCTCTCGGTGCCCGGCGTCTCCGTGCGCATGGCCGCCAACCACTGGCCGCTCGCGATCGAGACCCACAACACCAACCACCCGACCACCGATCACGCATGCGCCGACATTTCGCAGGTCGACCCGCGCCGCTTCCCGCGTACTGACATCCTGTGGGCGTCGCCCGAGTGCACGAATCACTCTGTCGCGAAGGGCCGTAAGCGGAACCTGGACTCGACGCCGGACCTGTTCGGCGAGATCCTGCCCGACGAGGCGGCCGACCGCTCCCGCGCGACGATGTGGGACGTGCCGCGGTTCGCCGAGCACCACAAGTACCGGGCGATCATCACTGAGAACGTCGTCGATGCCGCGAAGTGGATCATGTTCCCCGCGTGGCTGCAGGCGATGGATCTCCTCCGCTACGACCACCACATCGTCTACATGAACTCGATGCACGCGCAGGCGGCCGGCGATCCCGCGCCGCAGTCTCGTGACCGGATGTATGTCGTGTTCTGGTTGCGCGGCAACCGGGGCCCGGACCTCGACCGGTGGACGCGGCCGCGGGCGTACTGCGCGCACTGCGACGAGGTCGTCTCGGCCGTGCAGGCGTGGAAGAAGCCGACGCGCTGGGGCCGCTACCGCGCCCAGTACGTCTGGCGCTGCCCGCGCGTCTCGTGCCGCAACGCGATCGTCGAACCGGGCTGGCTCCCGGCCGCCGCGGCGATCGACTGGACGATCCAGGGCGAGCGCATCGGCGACCGCGCCCGCCCGCTCGCGCCGAAGACCCTCGCCCGCATCGAGGCCGGGCTGCGGAAGTTCGCGGGACCGTTCACCGCCGAGGTCGCGGGCAACACGTTCGAGCGCCGCCCCGGTGTCCGGACGTGGTCCACCGACGACGTCCTCAAGACGCTGCACACGACACCGTCGAAGGCACTGCTGGTCCCGGTCGAGGGCCGCGACGGCAAGGACGCGCGCTCGGCCGCGGATCCGCTGCGCACCATGACCACCCGCAACGAGACTGCGTTCGTCGTACCGCTGCGGGCGAACAACACCCCGAAGCCGGTCGCCGAGCCCTACGACACCTTCGCTGCGAACGGGAACCATCACGCCCTGGCGCAGGCCGAAACCGTCGACGTCGACGACTGCCTGTTTCGAATGCTCGAGCCACACGAGATCGCGGCCGGCATGGCATTCCCGCGCGACTACCGGATCCTCGGCACCAAACGCGAGCAGGTCCGCCAGGCCGGGAACGCGGTCTGCCCACCGAACGCGCGCGACCTCATCGCGGCCGTCGCGGAGTCACTGGGGGTCGCAGCATGACCGAAATCCCCTACGACGAGATGCGCCGCATCCTCGGATTGCCCGAGCCGCCCTTCAACGCCGGCGGACTGTGGAACACCCAGCCGGCCGCGGCCCGCGGCACCTTCCCGCACGCGGTGCCGCGATCAGGCGGCAAGGCACCCCAGTACGTCCAGCAGCTGAGCCATCCATTCACCGAAGCCGAGAAGCTCGCGATCGCCGAAGGATTTCGGCACCTCGGGCTCGTGATCCAGGACTGGCAGCTGCGGTTCATCGAGCACATGGCCGAGATCACCAAGGCGGCCCGCCACATCGTGGAGACCGTCGAATCGCTGACACCCAAGGATCAGCGCCCGCACCCGATGCACCCGGCGATCCCACGCCCCCACCACACCCCGCCGATGTGGGCGCCGAACCCGACTCGCACCCACCGCCGGAGGAACCGATGACCCGTTACCGGATCCGCAAGACCGGCCGACGATGGCTGATCGTCACGCCTTCCGGCCACCGCACCTACCGGAACACCTGGCCTGGCGCGATGCGCCTCGTCGACCGGTTCATCGTCGCGAAGCGCGCCCAGCTGGCGCGCACTACCCAATCCGACTACGCACTCGCGGCACCAGGAGGCGTCAATGGCTGACCAGCACAACCTCAACCGGTCCGAGATCAGCCTGCTCGTCGACCGTCTCGACCTAATCGTCGAGTGGGTGGCAGCCGAGCTCGAGAACGCGATCACCTGCCAGACCGCCTTCACGAACAAGACGATCGCACGCGTGGGCAAGGACGAAGAGGTACCGCTCGCGTTCGACGAGAAGGCGTCGAGGTGCGCCTACGACCTGCTCGGGACGCTACGAACGTGGACGAACTACGTCGCGACCGAGCATGGACTGCCCTGGCCTGGCGACGGTCGAAGCCCGCACTTCGCCCGCTGGCTCTCCCGACACGCGTTTCACCTCGCGCGCACCGACGACGCCGCCCTCGCCTACCGCCAGATCATCGACGCCTACAACGCTGCGGTCAGCGTCGTCGATCGCCCCGCTGAGAAGCCGCCCCGACAGATCGACGAATCGAAGTGGGCCGAGGCCCGTCGGCTCAACCTCAACGCACGTGCATGCGTCCAGATGGCACACACCATGGGCGCCGAATACACCGACCTCACCCAACGGCGCGTGAAGTACCTCGCCGACGAGCAGGTCATCGCCCCGGTGTGGATCGCGAAGGCAGGCAAACGGTCCGAGCGCGTGTTCATCCTCGGCGACGTCCTCGACGCCCACCTGAAACACCCGAAGAACGCGTGACCAGCGACGGCCGATCCCCGTGCTAGGCTGACGCCGGCAGGTGCGAGAGTTGTAGCCACAACCTCGCACCTTTCGCGTATCCGGGAGTTACCCGGAGCACTTCCTCTGTAGTCCAGCGGCCCAAGACAGAGCGTTCGTACGGTGCGAGTCCGGCCAACAATGGCAAGCAGCCCCGGCGCTCTAACGCTGGTTCAGATCCAGCCAGAGGAACCGGGCAGGGGTGCGTCTGCCCGATGGCGTCGAGGTTCCTTCGAAGTCCCAGCGATGGGCACCTGAGCGGCGCAGCACCAACGCACACACTTCCTCCGGGACACCAACAGCCGCAGCAGCCCCCGCGCGCGGCCAGCCGCCAACGGCATGTCCCGGATCCCCGGCCCCGCGCGTCGCTCGCTAGCGCCCAGGGCCTGCGCCCGCCCCCATTCCCCTTGGGGGCGGGCGCCACCACCGCTAGTCCGCTGTTCCCCCACGCTCCGGAAGCCACTCGCGGACATCACTAATCAAGAGTTGGCCAGTTCGGTCCCGGAGCCAGGTGCGAACCTCAGCCGCCGACACCGTCGCATCGGAGACTGCTCTGACAAGGAGGAATAGTGCAACCGTATCGATGGCAAGGCCCAGCGAAGCTGCGAAGGCCATGACGTCGTCGTCCCTATAAACCTCTCCCCGTGTGTTGGGATCCTGATGGATCTTGCGATTCACCAGAAGCCACTGCCGCGGAGGTGACGTTGCGCCTTCGTCCAGCACGTACTTCAGCGAGAAGCCGCCGAGTGCGCCGATCTTTGCAGTCTTCGCACCCTTGGCGACTCCCGTCGCATCGCCAATCGCGATCCAATCCGGAGCATCTGGATCCCGTATCCGGTAGTCCTCGCGAGGTTCGCGATCTGGAAACACACCATCCATGTCCTGGACGTCGTAGCCCAAGAACCTGAGCGCACGGAGAACGCTCTCCTGTAGTGGAAAATCCTGTCCAGTGAGGAGCAGACGTTCGTTGCCAATCGCGTCGGACGCGACCGCCTCGAAGACCTCTCGCAAGGTGGCGATTTCCGCCTCATGTCCCTTCTTGACTTCCTCGAATCGTGACTCCGCTTCCCGCAGCTGCATGTATGCCTCCGCTTCAGCCGATGTCATCCAATCCGCCGCGTCGGCCCAACCGGGAACACCAGGAAATGTTGTCGGCATCAAGTCGTGCCAGTTTCTCAGTGCCAGTTCCAGCCAAGGCTGAAAATCAGGCACATCCTCCGGAACGAACCACACTGAAGTTCGGTTTGGCCTCGTATGGTTGCCGGATATCACGATCTGTCGCGGGCCGAAGAGATGGACATCGACTCCAAGCTCGGCGTAGTCATCGGACGTCTCGCATTTGCTTGCCTGAACTCCGAACTGTCGATGTCGGCCTGAAACCACCGGTTCAAGATCCGACTTCGTCAACCGACTGACAGCATCGGGCAGGTTCCTGGTCCCTGGGTACGCGTGATTGCCGGGTACGTCGCGCACTTCACTGAGCCACGCCGAAACACCTTCGGGCTTCTGCGGACCCGTCAGGCGTTCGACTTGCCTCGATCGATTCGGGCTGTTCCACCTGATGACCCGGAACACGCAGAGTGTTTCAGGGACATCGCGGAACACGTGAGTGGTAGCTCCGTTGAAGTACCTCGCCAGGGGCTCATCGGTGATCAAGGCGTCCCATTCGTCCATCTCAATCTCATCGAGCGACGAAACGACTCGATAGGTACCAGGCAGCTCCTTACTGAACTCAAATCTCGAGCGCAGGTCCTCGTCGATCCATATCAGGACCCTTGGCTGGTCAAGTTGATTGACAGGTTTCACAACAGAAGAGGATCCCATATTCGACCGCCGTTGACTCCGAAGTGAGGAGGTGGGCCGGTTGCGCAAAACTACAACCGAACGCGGTCTCGGATGGGATCACCAGAAGCAGCGAGATCTACTGCTCCGAACCCTCGTGGACGGGTCGCCCTGCTACTGGTGCACACTGCCACTGCATCGCGAACCAGCACGCAACTGGGACGGACACCCACTCGAAGCAGACCACTCCCAAGCGCGCTCACATGGCGGATCAGTCGCCGACCGCCTTCTCCACAAGCGGTGCAACGCCAGCCGGCAAGACGGCCGTAACGACCACATGAGACCTGCCGTGACCGGTCAGCATCCCAGCGAGCCAATTCCCGATGACCAACTCGGCATCCGCCTCATCCGCTGGCCCTAACCAGAAGGAGCAACGCATGACGCCGACCATCGGCCGCATCGTCCACTTCACCGAGAGCAGCGGCCGCACCATCGCCGCCGTCGTCACCGCGGTGCACCCCGACCACTGCGTCGAGCTCACAGTGTTCCAACCCCGCGCTGCACCTGGCTGGATCACGCGCGGGCCGAAGGGCACACCAGACGAGACGCCACTGATCCCGTTCGCTGAGCAGCCGACGCCGGGCCACTGGAACTGGCCGCCCCGAGCGTGACCCACCCCTCCCCCCGAAATTATCGAGGGTGAGGGGGTCCCTGACTCCTCGGCCGCCAGTCAGGCTTTTTTACAGGGGCGGTCGAAACTCACGTGCGAAGGCGGTGTGACGTGCGCGAAGACCTCGCCGACGGCGGCCAGCAACTGCTCGACGAGCTGACCCAGGACGACGATCCGTTCGAGATGACCGCGCTGATCGTCGAGGCTGCTCGGATGAAGGATCGACTCGACTGCCTCCACCAGATCCTGATCGGCGACGAGGAGTTGTGGCTTCGACTCATTCCGTCCCGCGGTGACACCAAGGTGCTCGAGATTCGCGTCGACTCGGCTGTGCAGGAGGCGCGGCAGCTCGCGACGGTGTTCCGCCAGATGCTGGCGGAGATCGAGAGGAGGCGCGCGGGTGACGGCGACTCCGACGGTGGCGAGGGCGACGACCTCGCTGGACTCTGACTGGCCGACGCTGACTGGTCGGCAGACGCCGCACGCGCTGTCGGTGTTCGAGGGTGACACGACTCTCGGCGAGAAGGCGTCTGAACTGTCGCGGCGTATCGGTTCGAAGCCGATGCCGTGGCAGCGGGATACCCTGCACGCACTGCTGACTCGCAGCGCGGATGGGACGTGGACGCACCCGGACGCGTGCATCATCTGCCCCCGCCAGAACGGCAAGAGCCTGATCCTCACGCTGCGGATCCTCTACGGACTGTTCAAGCTCGGCGAGACGATCATCTTCACTGCACAGCGGTGGACAACGGCCGAGGACATCTACCTGCGGACGTGGGCGCTGATCGAGCCGCGTAAGTCGTTGCGGGAGCGAGTGTTGAAGCACACGTGCTCGCAGGGCCGCGGTGTCATCGAGATGAAGAACGGCAACAAGGTCGTGTTCACGACGCGCTCTGCGGATGCCGGCCGTGGTCTGACGAAGCTAGATCTCGTCATCTACGACGAGGCGTACAACCTCACGGACAGTGAGATGTCCGCACTCGGTCCCGCGCAGCTCGCGGCGGAGGATCCGCAGACGATCTACACGTCGTCGGCGGTGAACCAGGACGAGCACTCGAACGGGCTGGTGTTGTCGAAGATCCGCGACCGCGGACTCGCTGGCGATGCCGAGCTCTACTACGCCGAATACATGGCCCCTGACGGCATGGATCGCGAGGACGAGGAGACGTGGCGATACGCGAACCCGTCGTACGGCGTGATCCAGACTGCGAAGAAGATCCGGAAGCTGATGCGCGGCTTCGCGACACAGGCCGGGCGCAAGAGCTTCGACGTCGAGATTCTCGGTCGAGGTGACTGGCCGAAGGAAGTCGACGCGGCTTCGATGACGTGGCAGATCGTCAAGGAAGGCCAGTGGCACGGACTCGTCGATTACCCGGAGCTGGTCGGCACGCGCGCGGTCGGTGTCGCCCGCGTCGGCGCGCAGTGGGTGGTGGCTGCAGCGCAGCGCACTGACGACGACCGGATCCATGTCGAGGTCGGGTACCTGCGGATCGCAGCGAACCCGGACATCGTCGATCTGATCGTCCGTCTCGACGACGTGCTCGAGCCGTGCGCCATCGCCACCGACGCCCGCTCACCGGCGGTGGTGATCGAGCCGCTGCTGAAGAAGGCCGGCATCGAACTGATCAAGTCGTCGACGAGCCAGACCGCGCTGATGGGCAGCGGGTTCGTCGACGATGCCGACGACGGCCTGATCAGCCACACCGGCCAGCCAGCACTAGACGTCGCGCTCGAGGCGGCCGGGAAGCGACTGCTGCCGCGCGGCGACTGGGTAGTCGACGCGGCCGGTGACCCTGCGGTCGCACCGCTCCTCGCGGTGGTGGTCGCGCGGTGGGCGCTCGTGACATTCGAGGCCAGAGCAACCGGGCCCGCCGCGATGCCGGCATGGGACGGACAGGAAGCGACCGGCGGTCAGCCGTCCGGTCCCAGTGACGACTTCGATGCTCTCGCGGTCGCGTTCTAAGGAGGTGATCGGTGTCTGACACCCCGTTGTACGCCCACCAGATCGAAGTCGGCTACGTCAACGGTCGCGCCGACGGATACGCCCAGTGGGACGAAACGGAGCGCGTCCCGGAACTGCAGTGGCCGAACTCGGTCAACGTGTTCCGTCGCATGATGAGCGAGGACGGACGCGTGTCGTCGGTCCTCGAGGCGATCTCGCTCCCGATCATCCGCAGCCAGTGGCGCGTCGACCCGAACGGCGCATCCGATGAGGTGACCGCGTTCGTCGCTTCGAATCTGGGGCTTCCGGTGCTTGGCCAGTCGCAGGCACCGGCGAGCAGGACCCGTGGCCGGTTCTCGTGGTCGGATCACCTACAGGACGCGCTGCAGATGCTGGTGTTCGGCCATTCGTTCTTCGAGCAGGTGTATCGCCGCGGAGACGACGGACGGTTTCATCTGCGGAAGCTCGCACCGCGCCCGCAGGAGACGATCTCGCGGATCAACGTCGCCCCCGATGGCGGGCTGGTGTCGATCGAGCAGATGGCCCCGGCCTCAGGCGCGACAGTCACCCGATCGAGCTCGGTGTCGATCCCGGTGTCGAACCTTGTTGCGTACGTGCGCAAGCGGCGGTCCGGTGTGTGGACGGGTCAGTCGATCCTGCGGCCCGCCTACAAGCATTGGCTGCTCAAGGACGAGTTTATGCGCATCCAAGCCGCGACCGCGCGCCGCAACGGCATGGGCGTCCCGGTCGGCACCGCAGCGAAGGCGGACGATCCGGCCGAGGTCGAGCAGATGCACCGCATCGCGTCCGCGTTCCGCGGCGGCATGAACTCCGGCATCGGTCTCGCGAACGGTCAGACGCTGCAGCTACTCGGCGTGCAGGGAAACCTGCCCGACATGCACCAAGCGATCGAGTACCACGACAAGCAGATCGCACTCGCCGGGCTCGCGCACTTCCTGAACCTCGACCGCGGCGGGAGCTACAACCTCGCCTCTGTCCTGAACGACACGTTCGTGCAGTCGGTGCAGACGATCGGCGAGCAGGTCCGGGACGTCGCGAACGCGCACATCGTCGAGGACCTGGTCGATCTGAACTTCGGGCGCGATGCGCTCGCACCTCGGATCGTGTTCGACGAGATCGGTTCCCGGCAAGACGCGACAGCCGCGTCGCTGGCCCTGTTCGTGCAAGCCGGTCTCCTCACCCCGGACGAGGCGGTCAAGATCGCCGTTCGCCAGCAACTCGGGCTACCCGACGGAACCCCGCCGGAGTTCACGGATCCGAACGAGGCAGGGGGTGACGTATGACCGACCTCGAACCGGTTACGGTCCCCGCGCTCTCCCGTCTGCCCAACGTCGAACTGATGCACGCGGGCACCTGGTCGGCATCGACCGGGGTGCACACGTTCACGGTCGACGATCTCGCGTTCGCGGTCGCGGCACTCGACTGCCCGGCAGTGCGCCGGCCGATCCTCAAGCTCGGCCACACCGACCCGCGGTTCGACGGCGAGCCCGCCGTCGGATGGATCGACCACCTCGCTGTCGCCAGCGACGGGCGCACCTTGCAGGGCGACTACGTCGGGATGCCTGGCTGGCTGGGGCCGGTCCTCGCGTCCGCGTACCCGGACCGCTCGGTTGAAGGGCAGTGGGACTACCGGTGCGCCGTCGGTCACGAGCACCCGTTCGTGCTGACCGCCGTCGCGTTGCTCGGTGTCGAGCACCCCGCAATCGGAACCCTCGAATCCCTGCAGGACGTCGCCCAGTTGTACGGCGTCGCCGCGAGCGCCGGCGACCGCACCGGTGCCGTGTCCATCCACCTGAAAGGCGGCACCATGCCGAACCCGAAAGCCCGCAGCGTGGCGATGGGCGTCACAGCCGAGGACGTCCGCCGCGCCTACTACGACGACGCGCCCTGGTCGGTGTGGATCGAGGAGATCCAACTCGACCCGCTGCAGCTGATCGTCATCGACGACGACACCGGTGGCCGGCTCCGTGTCCCGGTCGCAGTGTCCGGCGACGGCACCGAGGGCGTGACCTTCGGTGAGGCGGTCCCTGTCGTCGTTCGATACGAGGACGCGGACGGCGGCAGCGACGCCGAACCCGAACCTGAAGGCGAGGCAGTCGCTGCGTCTCGCATCCGCTTCGCGTGCCGCGCGGAGTCCCGCCCCGGCGACTCGCCGCGGGCATCACGATCCCGAGTCGCAGCGGCGGCCGGGCCTACCGAAGGAGGATCGACAGTGGAGATCACTGACGACCAGCTCACCACCCTCCGCGAGGCCCTCGGGCTCGCCGAGGACGCCGATCTCGACGCGATCATCACCGCCGTCGAGGAACTCGCCACCGCCCCCGGTAACGACTCCGAGACGAACGGCGAGGACACGCCCGCGTCGGTCGCGGCGAAGGCCAAGAAGTTCGGCCTGTCCGTCATGGACGCCGCCACCCTCGAGGCGCGGCTCGCGCGCGGCGATGCCGCCTACGCGCAGCTGCAGCGCGAGAAGTGCGAACGCGTCGTCGACGCCGCTCTCTCGAAGGGGAAGATCGCGCCGGCCAGCCGCGCCGTCTACCTCAAGCTCATGGACAAGGACCCCGACGGCACGGAGAAGTTCCTCGCCGAGCTTCCCGACGAGTCGGTGGTGAACCTGTCCGAGAAGGGCCACGGCGTCGGCAGCGAAGTCAACGCATCGAAAGTCACTGACGACCCCCAGTACAAGAAGTGGAGCCTCTGACATGGCGGGCATTCCCCAGGTCACCAAGACCGGACCCAAGACATTCACCCCCGCTGAGGTGGTCCTCGGCGGCCAGCTCGTCGAAGCCCGTGCCGCCGGACGGATCGGCGTTGCCGCCGCTGGCAGCGTGAAGGTGCTCGGCGTCGCACTCACCGACGCGCAGAGCCCCGACGCCCCACAGGGCGGTACCACCACCGACGCGATCGGCCGCCCCATCGCCAACGCAATGGGCATCCCGACCTGCGTCGCCGTCGCGTACGGCCCGGTCGAGGTGCAGGTCGGTTACGCAGCCGCCGCCAACTTCGGAGACCGACTGATCGCCGCCGCCGGCGGCAAGGTCACGCCCGCCGCGGTCGACGCAGACGCCCGCACGATTGTCGGTATCTGCACCGAACCTGCCGGCGTCGCAGCCAACAAGAGCGGCCTCGTCCGCCTCGCCTGACCACTTCACACCACTAGGAGCTATCACGTGACTACCAACCTTGTGAGCGTGACGGACGGCGGCGGCATCACCGTCTCCGATCTCGTCGCGAACCCCATGTTCGTGCCGACCAAGCTCAAGGAGCTGATGGAGAACCAGTTCATCAGCGAGGCACTGTTCCGCAACGCGGGCTCGAACAAGTCCAGCATCGTCAAGTTCACCGAGGGCGACCCGACGTTCCTCGAGGGCGATGTCCAGGACGTCGCCGAGTTCGGCGAGATCCCGGTCAGCCACGGCCGCCGGGGTGAGCCGCGCATCGCGATCGCCACCAAGCGCGCTCTCGGCGTGCGCATCTCGAAGGAGATGCAGGACGAGAACGACATCGACGCCGCGAACAAGCAGATGACCGGACTGCGCAACACGTTCGTCCGCGCGAACGACCGCGCTGCCAAGGCCGTGCTCATGTCGTCCGCTGTTCCGACGATGCCGGTGTCGAAGGCGTGGGACGACGTTGCGTCGAAGCCGCGCACGGACATCGTCAACGCAGTCGACGAGATCAGCAACGCTGCCCCGAACGAGGCTCAGGGAGGCAGTGAAGACGAGTACTTCGGCTTCGAGCCGGACACCATCGTCGTCAACACCGGCCTGCTCGCCACCCTGATGGACAACGAGGACATCCTCAAGGTCTACCAGGGCAACATCGCCGACCAGAACATCGCCTACACCGGTGCACTGCCGGCGAAGATCTACGGACTGAACGTCATCCAGTCCCGCACCTTCCCGCGTGACCGAGCCCTGATCCTGCAGCGCGGCGTGGCCGGCTTCTACAGCGACTCCCGCCCGCTGACGTTCACCGCGCTGTACCCGGAGGGTGGCGGCCCGAACGGTGGCCCCACCGAGACGTGGCGTTCGGACGCGTCGATCAAGCGCGCGATCGGCCTCGATCAGCCGAAGGCCGCGCTGTGGCTGACCGGGCTGGTGACGCCGTGACCGAGTACATCCTGACCGCACTGCGCTTCGACCAGATCCTCGAGCAGGACGACAAGGGCCGCGTCATCAAGAAGATCCGCCACCGTCAGGGCGCGTTGATCACCGACCTCGACGACCTCGAGGCGCAGCGCCTGCTCGGCGCCGGGGCAATCCGGCCCGCCGGCATCGCAGACGACGAGCAGGACGAGGAGGCGGAAGCCTCCGAGCCGAGCGCCGCGACGCCCAAGTCGCCGGCCGATCCTGCAGCGGACGCCCCCCGGCGCCCGCGCGCCACCGCCACCATCGAGAAGTGGATCGCGCACGCGCAGGCGGTCGGCGTCAACGTCGACGGTCTGGCCGACAAGGACGCAGTCATCGCTGCGGTCGACCGGCTCGCTGAGGAGTGAGAGAGGGGCGCCCGATGCCCGAGTACGCCACAGCCGACGAAGTCGCTCGCGGCCGACGCCCCCTGACCGCCGATCAGCGCCTCGACGTCGAGGCGCTGATCGCGGCGGCCGGCAAGTGGATCCGAGATCGCCGGACGGACTGCGGCAAGCCCGCGATCCCCGTCGATGATCCGACCGCGAAGCTAGTCGTTCTCCAGGTAGTGCGCACCGCGCTGGGCACTGAGGAGTACGCCGGCCACATCTCGTATTCGCGGGTCGTCGGCGGCCTGTCGGAATCGGGAACGCTTGCCAATCCTGGCGAGTTCCTAATGTTCACCGACTTCCATCACCAATTGCTCGGCATCCCGACAACGGCGATGCCGAGGGCGACGTTCGGAGACTGACATGTTGTTCACGGACAAGATCACGATCCTGCGACCCAAGAGCGGTTCGAGTCGCTATTCGACTGAGACCGTGCCGGACTACTCAAATGTCGAGCGCATACCGGTCGAGGAGCTCGTGTCAGTCCAACCCGCGTCGGCGACCGAGCAAGGTGAGAACCGGGCCTCGACGATCACCGGCTGGAGGCTGACCACCCCGGCCGGGGTGAATCTCGATCTGCTGGCTATCGACCAGATCGAACACGCGGGACGGGTGTTATCCGTCATTGGCGAGCCGTTGCGGTGGCCGCACCCGACGCGCCCAGGCGACGTGCACCACCTCGAGGCCGCGCTGCAGGTGGTGTCCGGCTGATGGCCGCCCCGTACAGGCTTTCTCGCAAGCAGTTCGAGGCGATCATGCGGAACCCGCAAGTCCAGCAGCGACTCAAGGACGTGGGCCGCGGCGTCATGTCCAGGGCGCAAGTCATCACGAACGACGAGGGCGGCAGCGCGCAGATATCGCTCGAGTCCGGGATCCGGCCCGGCGGTCGCGCGTTCACGAACGTCACCAGTTCCTCGGCCGCCGAGGAATACGGCAACAGCAAGACGACACGACGACGCGCTCTCGGGCGCGCTGTCCGAGAAAGGTGATCCGATGAAGATCAAGCACACTGCGCACCGCCGCAACTCGATGATCGGCAAGACCGAGGACCTGCCCGACGACGAGGCGTACCGCCTCATCCAGGCAGGCTTCGCCGTCGCAGCCGACGTCGCGCCGGCCGCTGTCGCCGCGCACTCCTTCGCCCCGGCCGGCGACGCGCTGAAGGCGACCCCGGTCAAGCCCGCAAAGAGCTAACCGGTGGCGTCCCTGGACGTCGAGGCACTGCTCGTGCAGTTCCTCGGCGGCTTCGGGCTGCGCGTGTTCGGCGGTGACCTGCCACCCCGATTCGAAGAGTCCGGCCCGCTACCGGTTGTGCGCGTGATCGCACTTCCCGGCGACGAGCTGGCCCGCGCATGGAACGGTCCGCGCCTGGCGGACCGCGCCGAGATCGACGTCGACATCTTCGGCGCCGACGACGATCAGGCCGCCGACACCGCGGCGCGCGTACAGAGCCTCGTCGAACAGCTCGCACTCGACGGGATCGCGGTGCTCCGCGCCCCTGCATTCACCAGGCGACCCGACTGGAACGACAAGGTACGTCGGCGCGGCGCCGTGCTGACGCTCGCGACCCGCTGACGGGACGAAACCGAAAGGCACACAATGTCTCAACCACTGAGCAACTACGACAACCAGCTGGTGCGCCTCGGCGTGACTGGCGCCGTGCGGCGCGGCCCCCTCGGCCTGGTCCTGCCGGTGCACATGGCCCCCTGGCCCGTCGGCGCGGTCGACCTCGGCTGGATCTCGGACGAGGGCATCACCGAGAACCGCGAGGGCGACGTCGCGAAGTTCACGCCGTGGCAGACCAACAGCCCGGTGCGCGCGGAAACCACGAGCGAGGAAATCTCGTGGGAGTTCACCATGTGGACCACCTCGTACGACACCGTCTCGGCGTACTTCAAGGTCAAGGCCGAGGACATGGAGTACGACGAAGAGTCCGGAGTGACCTCGTTCGTCGACGGCGACAAGAAGCCTCGCGACCTCGGGGTGTGGGGATTCGACGTCATCGACGGCGTGTACGCCCGGCGCGTCCTCGCTCCGCAGGCGGAGATCACCGCCCGCGGCAGCCAGGTCTACAAGAAGGACGAGCTGATCGGTATGCCGGTCACCCTCACCGCCTTCCCCGGCCCCGAGGGCTGGTCGGTCAAGCGCGAATTCCGCGAGGGCTGGCGCCCGCCGGTCACCTCGGGACCGTAATCCCACACCCCGCATCGCGGGGCACCGAGCGGCATCGGCCGGGGCGATCTGTGGTGGATCTGCGCCCCGGCCGCTGCCTTTCCAGATCCACCGCCAGATCCACCGAGAGAGAGGCAACAGCCATGACCGACAACGTCATTCCCGAGAACGCCATCGACTTCGACGCCATCCTCGCCAAGCGCAAGGAAGAGGTCGGCTCGCCTGACCGGTTCCCACTCGTCTTCGCCGGGCAAACCTGGTGGGTGATGGACCCGACCCTCGCCGACGACGATTGGACCGAGGATCTGCGCGACCTCGGATACGAGAAGGACGACGACGGCAACCTCGTCGAGGACGAAGAGGGGAACCTCGTCGAACTCGACTCGGTCAACACCATCGCCCTCGCCGAGCACTACCTCGGCGAGAAGCAGTACGAGAAGTTCGCCGCGGCCGGCGGGCGCTCGGCATACGTCCTGCAGGCGCTGAAGATCCACCTCGAGCGCCAAAGTGACAAGGACGCCGAAGGACGCCCTACACAGCGGTCTCGCTCCTCGCGCGCCACCCGGAGGCGACAGAAGCGGCGCTGATCGCCGAGTACGGATTCGACCCGATCGCGGAGTTCTGGCGTGGCGAGATCACGCTGCGCCAGCTCCGCGTTCTGATCGAACACCTGCCGCCGACCAGCGCGGTGCACCGGGCCCGGATGGACGGACACGCGTGGGGCAACAACGAAGCGCTGCTGTGGCTGATCAGCCACAAGCTCGGCGTCCTCGACCAACGTCTGGTCTGGCACCGCGGCAAGCGCCCGCGCTGGCCAGATTTCAAACAGTTCCCGTGGCTGAAGGACACGACCAAACTCGGCGACCGCGGCAAGGCCACTGTCACCCAGGTCATGGACTATCTGCGCGCGATCGGGCCCGGCGGAAAGGGCCTGCCCGACGACGGGGACATCACCACAGTCATCGATCACTGACCGGTCCACACCACCTGTGGGCCGGTCAGTGGCCGTACGGAGGGAGGTGCGGCCCGTGAGCGAGGACGTCATCTGGGTCCCGGTACTGCCGTCGCTGCGCGACTTCGCCCGACAGCTGGGCACCGAGGGCCGCCGGGCCGGCCAGGAAGCGGGACAGCAGACCGCGCAGGCCATGGCCGAGGCCGTCTCGAAAGGACAGGCCGCCGTCGCCAAGGCCGTCGCCGACATCGAGAAACTCCGCAACCGCGAGGCCGACGCGACCGGCAAGGCACGCGTCGCACAGGAAGAACTCAACAAGCTTCTGCAGGCCGGGGAGACGGACACCGTCAAACTCACTCGCGCCCGCGAGAAGCTGGCTGCCGCCGAACGCAAGCAGACCGAGGCGCAGTCTGCCGCCGCAGCCGCCGTGGACAAGCACCAGGCCGCACAGCGTGACCTCGAGTCGACGATGCAGCGGGCCAGCCAGGCAACCGAGGGCGGCAGCAGCGCGCTCTCCGGCTTCACGGACAAGGCATCTGCCGGAGTCGGGAAGCTGAAGAACTTCGCGATCGCCGCCGCAGGAATCGGCACAGCCGTCGAAATGGCGATGCAGGCAATCGAGAACATCGACCTCAAGAACACACTCGCGGCGTCGCTCGGTGCCACAGGAAGCCTCGCCGCCGAGTACGGCGGCATGGCCGGCGACCTGTGGAAGCAGGGCGTGGCCGGTTCGATGGAGCAGGCATCCGAGGCCGTCGCCGCCGTCGCGTCGACATTCAAGGTCGCTGGCTCCGAAGGAGAGCGCGCGGTCGACGACATCGCCGCGGCCGCGCTGAACTTCTCGACGATCTTCGGCACGGACGTCAACGAGACGGTGCAGACCGCGAACCAGCTCATCACCAACGGGCTCGCCAAGGACTCGACCGAGGCGTTCGACCTGATGACCGCGGCGTGGCAACGCACCGGGACCGGGATGCGCGACGAGCTCGGCGAGCTGATGAACGAGTACGGCACGTTCTTCTCGAGCCTCGGCTTCAGCGGCCAGGAAGCGTTCGGGATGCTCGTCAACGCGAGCGACCGCGGCAAGATCGCGATGGACAAGGTCGGCGACGCGCTCAAGGAGTTCGGCATCCGGGCCACCGACATCGGTGACCAGGCGGCGATGGACGCCCTGACCGGTCTCGGGCTGAACGCCAACGACACCGCGAACGCGCTCCTCGCCGGCGGCGACGCAGCCAAGACCGCGTTCGGGAACATCGTCTCGGGACTGCTGAAGATCGACGACCCGGCCAAGCAGGCATCGGCGGCGCTGGCTGTCATCGGAACACCGATGGAAGACCTCAACAAGGTCGAGCTGCCCGCGTTCCTGCAAGCGATGTCCGGCGCGGGCGACGCGATGGCGGGGTTCGAAGGCTCCGCACAGCAGGCCGCGGACACCCTCAACTCCGGGCCCGGGGCCGCAATCCGGAAGCTGAAGAACACCATCCAGGGCGGAATCACCGACGCGTTCGGCGTGGCTGCGCAAGCCACACTCGGCGCGGTCAACCTGATCAGCTCCGGCGTCGGCACCGTACTCGGCCCCGCAATCGACACCGCCAAGCTGTTCATCGGCACCATCACCGGCTCCGGCGCCGACGTCGACATTCCCTGGATGAACACCGTCATCGACGCCGGCACCCGCGTGCGAGGTGTCATCGACGGAGTCCGCACGAGCGTCTCCGGCGTCTGGGAGTTCATCACGACCGGCAACATCGGCGAGGACATGGCGCGGTTGTTCAACTTCGACCTGCCCATCCTCGGAAAGCTCGAGGACCTCCGGAATCTCGCCGTCGACGTCGTCAACGAGGTCATCGGCGGATTCCGCGCCATGGTCGCAGCGTTCACCGACGGCGGAACCGACGCCACCTCGTCCGGGCTCGCCGGATACCTCGAGCGTGTCGGCCTCGTCGCACGCGGGCTCTGGGACGGATTCACCTGGGGGCTCGGGATCCTGCGTGAGGTCTGGGGATTCGTCTCGGCGACGTTCGGACCGATCTTCAGCTGGCTCGCCGGCATCGTGCTCGACCTGACCGTCGGCGCGCTCCAAGGTCTGTGGGACGGACTGCAACGCGGCTACGACGTCATCAACACCGTCATTGACGCTGTGATGTCTGTCGTCGATTGGTTCACCCGACACAAGGACGTAGCGATCGCAATCGCGGGCGTCATCGGGGCGATGCTGCTCCCGGCGCTGGCGTCGATGGTCTTCGAACTTGGTCTGACTGCGATCGCCTGGGGCATCGTCGCCGCGCAGACCGCGGCGAGCACCATCGCAACCACCGCGCACACCGTCGCGACCAAGGCGGCGAACGCGGCGTCGAAGGCGTGGGCGGCCGGCGTGTGGCTGGTCAACGCCGCCCTCAGCGCCAACCCGATCGTCCTGGTGATCGGCGCGATCGCGGCGCTCGTCGCGGGAATCGTTCTCGCCTATCGGCACTCGGAGACGTTCCGGAATATCGTCCAGGCCGCGTGGGAGGGAATCCAGACCGCGGCGGGGATCGCGTGGGACTTCCTCAAGGGCGTGTTCGCGTGGTTCGGCGATGCGTTCACGTGGATCGGTGAGAAGGCGACCTGGCTGTGGCAGAACGTGATCTCGCCCGTGTTCGAGTTCATCGGGAATGCTGCCCGCGTGCTGATGGCTGTCATCGGCACCGTTTTGATTGCACCGTTCCTGATCGGTTGGAACGTCCTCAGCGCCGCTATTCAGTACGCGTGGAACAACCTGATCAAGCCCGTTTTCAATCTGTGGGCCGGTGTCGCGACATGGCTGTGGACGAGCGTGTTGCAGCCTGTGTGGGGTGCGATGCAGGTTGGCCTGCAGGCCCTCGGTGCGTTCTTCGGCTGGGTGTGGAACACACTGATCAAGCCCGCGTGGGACGGCCTCGGTGCCGGGATCTCGTGGGTGTGGGAGAACGTCATCCGCCCCGCGTGGGACGGGCTGAAGGTCGCGCTGCAAGCGGTCGGCGCGTTCTTCGGCTGGGTGTGGAACACACTGATCAAACCGGCGTGGGACGGCCTCGGTGCCGGGATCTCGTGGGTGTGGGAGAACGTCATCCGACCCGCATGGGACGGGCTGAAGGTCGCGCTGCAGGCCATCGGAGATTTCTTCGGCTGGGTGTGGAACACGCTGATCAAACCCGCCTGGGACGGCCTCGGTGCCGGGATCTCGTGGGTGTGGGACAACGTCATCCGCCCTGTCTTCGAAGGGATCCAGGGTGGACTCGGCGCGGTGCGAACTGCGTTCGACGAAGCCGTGAAGTTCATCGAGAGGGTGTGGGAGGGCATCCGCGGCGCAGTGGCGAAGCCGATCAAGTTCGTCATCGATTCGGTCTACAACAACGGCATCCGTGCGGCATGGAACAAGGTCGCGGGATTCGTCGGTCTCGACGAGCTGCCGGAGTACAAGCCGGAATGGTTGGGCGCGTACGCATCCGGAACGTCGGTGCTGCCCGGCTACTCCCCCGGTGTCGACAACATGCGGTTCGTCTCCACCGACGGCCGGGCGGCGATCGACCTCGGTGGCGGCGAGGCGATCCTGCGCCCGGAAGTCACCAAGGCTGTCGGGCCTCAGTGGGTCGACGGCGTCAACGCGGCGGCTGCGGCCGGCGGCACCGGCGCCGTACAGCGGTATCTCGGTGGATTCGCGGGCGGCGGCATCGTCGAGTCGATCATCGCGATCGCCCGGGAACACTTCCCGGGGCTGTCGGTCACCTCGTCCTTCCGCGACAGCAATGACCTGCACGGCCAGGGCAAGGCTGTCGACCTGTCGAACCAGGTGGCCGGCGGGCCCTCGACGCCGTTGATGCAGGACGCCGCGCGGTTCTTCTACGAGGGCTATGGGCCGCAGCTGGCCGAGCTGATCCACTGGCCACTCAACGGGTGGGAGAACATCGACGAAGGACAACCCTTCGACTTCGGCCCCGGGACGAACGCCGAGCACACCGACCACGTCCATGTGGCTGCGCACCAGCCGCTCGGCGCACCGGACGGCGACGGCGGGAACTGGCTGTCGCGGACATGGGGATCGGTCAAGCGAGGCCTGCGATCGATGGTCGAGAAGCTGTTCGACTCGGTGATCGATCCGATCGGCAACGCGATTCCCGATTTCGGTGGATCGACCATCGGCCAGTTCCCACGCAAGGTGTTCGACACGCTCAAGGACAAGGCCAAGGAGTTTCTCCTCGGCAAGGCCGACGAGCAGGGCAGCGGGCCCGCGGGCGGTGGTGCTGAGCAGTGGCGCCAGATGATGATCGAGGCCTACCGGAATCAGGGCTACGACCCGACTCCGGCGAAGATCGACGCCTGGATGCGTCAGATCGCCACCGAGTCCGGCGGTGATCCGAACATCGCGCAGCAGATCGTCGACGTCAACGGCACCGGCGAGGCAGCCGGTGTCGGCCTCGGCCAGATGATCCCGACCACCTGGGCCGCGTACCGGGATCCGTCGCTGCCGGATGATCGGCGGGATCCGTGGGCGATGCTCAACGCGATGGTCCGCTACGGCGAACAGAAGTACGGCGCGGACCTTCTCGACGTCATCGGCCAGGGTCACGGCTACGACCAGGGCGGGATCGCCGACGGCACCGGGCTGATGCCGAAGAAGATCCTCAAGCCCGAGCGAGTCCTCTCGCCCGCGCAGACAGCGGCGTGGGAGGCGCTGGTTCCGCATCTGATCGATGTCGAAGCGGCGATGGAGGCGATCCTGCAGCTGGCCGGAGCGGGCGATTTCACGCCACAGTTGCGGCAGCTGATCGGCTCCGAAGAGGACTCCGCGGTGGTTGATGCGGTGCTCAGCACGCGTGACGGCGTCCTGGCCACGCAGGACGCCATCGACGGGCTGATCGCCGATCTCGAATCCGCATACGCCGACGTACCCCAGTCGGCGCTCGAGGAGCACTCACGCGAGGCGCTCGACTTCTTCGGTCTCGGCAAGTGGGGCGATCTGCTGTTCGCCGATCAACCCCAGTCGGTGGCAGTGGAGCCCGACCCGGTTGCGGACGGCCTGACAGATCCCGCGGCGGCAGACACCGTCACTGAGTCCGATCGCCACGAGAACCCACCACCGGCGGCCGAGCCCGGGCCGCGGGCGCCGCTGGTCAATATCGAGGAAGCTCTCGCGTTCGACCTCAACGAACTGGTCGAGATGCTCACTCGCGAGCTCCGGCACGTGGTGCTTTCCGACGGAATGAACGGAGGCTGGGATGGCTGACGGACTCATTCCGGGCGGAATGACGATCGTCTACTACGTCTCGCCGGACGGTGTGGTGATCCACCTGTCCGGCGGGACGCTGGCCGGCACTGAGGGCCTGGTCCTCGGCGACGGGCCGGAAGGCCTCGGGCACGCGGAGGCCGCGGCGATCTTCGACGACGCGGCGAGAATGGTCGGCGAGGAATACGTGGCGACCACGTACTCCAAGGGCTCAATCGATCTGCCCATTCACGTGTTCGGCCGGACCATCGACGAGTTCCATCACAAGCGGGACTGGCTGCGGGAACTGATCTCCCGGGAACGTCAGGGCTGGCTGTGCGTGTTCACCACCCTCGGGTGGCGGATGCTCGCGGTGCGCCGCGGCGCGATCAAACCGTCCCTGAAGCGCGACCCGGCCGGCGCGACCGGGACGACGCTGTTCGTCCTGTTCTACGCGGACAACCCACTCGCGCGCGCCGCGGACGGCGACGTACGCGAGTGGGAGAACAAGAGCGGGCTGATCGCCAACGGGCACCGAGCCCTCTACCCAGGCCGCGAGGTCGACGGCTGGCCCAAGTTCACGTTCACCGGGCCGGGCCTGCTGCGGCTGCGCTATGACGGCGTCGACGGCCCGGTCGATCTGAAGTTCCCAGTTCTCTACGCGGGCGAGGTGCTCAAGATCGACACCGAGTACGGGATGCAGCGGCTGCGCGCGCAGGCGGCGAACGGTACCGAGCGGAATCTGTGGCCGCTCATGGGTGGGTCCATGGAACCGCAACCGATACCCGCCGGCGTCGTGACAACGGTGAAGTTCTCGGTGACGGGTGGCTCGTCGGCGACGAGGCTGTGGGCGACGGTCCCACGATGCCAGGAGGGACTGCTGTGAGCCGCAAGCTGTACTCGCGGATGGCCCAGGCTGACGAGGACGAGCGCCGCGCGTATGCGCACCCGCGTGCCCGTATCCGCTTCCTCACCAAGCAGCTCGAGATGTGGGGACCGTGCGGCGATCACCAGGGCCTGAAGTTCAAGCACAAGAAGCTGACGCCCGGCTCGCTGTCGATCCTCGTCCCGGAAAATGAGCACTGGGTCGAGTACTTCTACGGTCAACCGAAGTACGCGATGCGTCCGATCGTCGTCGACCTCCCCGGCTACCGAACGTTCTGGCTGACCGTGAAGTTCGGGCGCGTGCGGCGCCGCGGGAAGCGGTGGATCCAGGTCGAAGCCGTCCACGGGCTGAAGTACTTCGACCACATCCATATGTGGCCGGCGTGGGAGGCCCCGGCGTGGCTTCAGCCGGAATCGACCACCGGGATCGGGCATCCGATCACCGTGCTCAAGGGCGAGCTCGGTGGACAACTCTTCCGGCTGCAGGCCCCCGGCCGCTGGGTTCCGCGATTCAATCTGTTCAACATGTCGACCTGGCGGCGGAACCGGGAATGGTTCTGGCCGTTGATGATCAATCCACGAAACCGCAACCCGAAGAGTTCGAAGTGGGTGATCACCGACGCCCGGATGGACAAGTTTTCGGACGTCATGGTGGAGGTCTGCAAGACCGAGAACATCGTCCCGACCGTCGACCTCTACATTCACGGCGAGGACGAGCAGCCATTCCCCGAGTTCATCGAGCTCGACCGCAACACGCTGATCGTCGACTTCATCGAGAAGGACCCGGAGAAGCCTGTCGCGCGCTACGCGGTCGGTAAGTGGTCGCCGGCGTCCGAGGTCGAGCAGCTCGTCCACATGCCGATGGCCACCCGGATAACGGGCGGCGGAAAGTCCCCGAACTGGCTGAACGATCTCGTGGTCAACACGGGCAACTTCATCGCGGGCGCGATCGGTGTCGCATTCGGCGTGGCGGGCCTGTCGCTCGGCGTGCTGACCGACCAGCTCAAGAACAAGTTCCTCGCATTCGAGACCTGGGAGGACCGCAAGCTCGCCGAGGAAGCGGGTCCGCTGCGTTTCCACGAGGCGTTCGTCTCCGGCGCGAGTACCACTCTGTCGCTGGACCTGGCCGCCGCGATGAAATCGACGGCATTCGATCACCGCGGCTACACCTCTCAGAAGATCGTCGTGGCCAACGGCGCCGATGGGAACTACATCGGCCGCGACCTCGAGATGGGCGACCAAGTCGAGTACGAGCTTCCCGACGGCAGCATCGAGGTCGACTCGCTCGAAGAGATCAACTACGAGGAATCACCAAAGCGGATCGGGTTCGAGCTTCAGATCGGATCCGGCGACGCCGAACGGGAACCGGGGTCCCTCGCCCTCGCGAAACTCCGCAAGTTCACCAGCACCCTCACCCGCGCCGTCCTCGGCGGCTGATGCCGCCAGGCCGCGTCCACGGAAGGACATTCCCGCATGACCGTCACTTTGCCCCCGCGTCCAGCATTCGATGAGAAGTGGATGCTCAGCCAGTCTCGATCGAGCCGCTTCGGCGCGGCCGTCACGAACGCTCTGTGGCACACAGAGGAAGGCAACGCGACCGCCGTCGCGCTCGCGCTGTATTGCGGCAACCCGGCGAACAATGCGTCGTACCACGACATCGTCCGGGACCGGATCGTTGCGCACGTCGTCGACGACGATTTCGCGTCGTGGTCCGCGCTGGCAGCGAACCCGTACACCTACAACCTGTGTTTCGCGGGCTCGCGCGCTGCATGGACCGAGGCGCAGTGGATGGCCCGCGCCGACGACATCCGCATCGCGGTCTGGCTGACGCTCGAGGTCGCCCGCCGCAAGGGCACCATCGCGACCGAGATCATCGCGCTCGGCGGCGGCCGGTACCGCGGCCGGATGTCCGGCATCGCCGATCACTACTACGTCACCAAAGTCCTCGGGATCGGCAATCACACCGACCTCGGCATGAACTTCCCGTGGTGGTTCGCCGCGCAGGTCCTCGCCGAGTACCTCGCCCCGGCACCGCTGCCGGCGCCCGTGGTGCCCGCGATCGACGAGGAGATCCGCCGGATCCGCGAGGTGAACGACTGGCTCGGCGCCCGGATCACCGTCGGCGAGAACGACTGCCGGGGTGACCGCGGAGGCAAGTGGGTCAAGCTCGAGAACGGCCAGGCGTACTGGTCGGCGCAGACCGGCGCGAAGATCGTCCCGAACGCGTTGCTCGACACGTACGGACTCTACGACTGGGAGGTCGGCCCGCTCGGCTACCCGATCGGCGACCACACCGTCCTCACCGAGCCCTCGACCGGGACGCCGTGGGGCGACGTCCAGCACTTCGAGGGCGGCACCCTGTACCGCCGCTACAGCGCCGACCGCGGCTGGTGGGTCCACGGACTGATCTACGCCACGTGGCGGCGCAGCGGCTTCGAGAACGGCCCACTCGGCTGGCCCACCTCCGACGAGGTCGAGCTCGACAACGGCGACCGCGTCCAGCACTTCGAAGGCGGCGACATCTACTGGTCGCCCACCGGCACCGTCGCCCTCAAGCCAGCCGACGGCCCCGACCAACACTTCCCGATCTCACACTGACAGGAGCGATTCCATGCTCGACTACCTCCGTCGACTGATCCCTGCGACATCGCGCGAACGCATCTACACCTACGCCGTCGCGATCGTCATGCTGCTGGTCGGTCTCGGCTACCTCTCCGACACCGTGGCCGCGCTCTGGATTGCGGTCCTCGGCGCGTCGGTAACCCTGATCTTCGCGCTGCTGCACTCGCTCTCGCCGTGGCGAACCGCGCTGTATGGCCTGCTCGCTGCCGTCGCGCCGCTGATGCTTTGGTTCTCGATCGGAACCCAGCAGGGCTGGGCGGCCGCGCTGGGTTTTGCGGGCGTGCTGTTCGGCATCACGAAGGCGGCAACGAACACCCGTGTACTCGGCCTCGTCGTCGATGGCGATGTTGCCTCGCACCACCTGCAGGACGTCGACGAGGCACTGAACGCGGTCGACGGCGCATCGAGCGTCGGACAGCACGCGCGGAACGAGGAGTAGCCCAGTGGAGCAGGTCAACACCCATCCCGCCGTCGTACTCGCGATGGTCGTCGTCGCGGTGGCCGTCGTGCTCATCGCTGGCGGCAAGAAGATCGCGGGAATGGTCTCGCCGGGATGGGCGTGGTTCCAGGCCCGTCACGAGCGGCGGTTCCAGCGGCAGGTGCGCATCGAAGCGGCCGCAAGGTTTCTGAACGACGAACGTGTCGAGATCCTGCTGAAGCGTATCGACGGTCTCCACGCGGAGATCGTCGCGCAGCGAGAAGAACTCACCGCGCAACGCGACGAGGAACGCCGCCGCGCCGACCGAACCGAGCAAAAGCTCGCCATCGTCGAGGGGCAGCTCGACCAGGCGCTCGGCGAGATTCGACAGCTGAAGCGCAATCAGGACGAAGGGGTGTCCGGTGACGTCCGCTGACCGGCCCGAACCCGCGCCCGCCGAGAGCGACCGAGCCGACGTCTTCGAACTCGACGATCCGCTGGTCACTGACCTCTCGCGATTCCTGCTCTCGGCCCCGCTGTCCGATGGAACCAGTACCCGCATGTATCCGGGGAACGTCGAGTTCGTTTCGCAGGCCGTCCTGAACTGGCTCAACGGGCTGGTTTTCGACGGCGGCGAGTGGGTTCCTCGCGCTCAGATCGAGGTGATCACGGACTTCGGTGAGGTCGAGACGACGACGCTCAGCGACGGCGAGGCGGTCAAGATGCGGCATCTCCCCACCGGTGTCGTCGCGATCGGTGTCGATGCCCACGAGGCGTGGAAGCAGCTCAGACGCAGAGTGACGGAGGTGACAGGCGATGCCTGAAGATCCGATCGAACGGTTGAACGCAGACATCGAGGTGTACGGCATCCCGCAGACACCGGGGATGCCGCCGATGACGGAGTCGTTCCTGCATATTCGGCGCCGACAAGACGGGGCCCCCACGCGCGCGGTGTTGGGTTTGCCCGCCTATCAGGGCGAGCCGGGCGAGCGCGGCCCTGCCGGGATGGTGCATCAAGGAACCCGGACTCGTGCAGAGCTCGAGGGCTACGCGATGACCCTCGGCGAGAACGAACTGAACTTCACCTACCGGTGTGCCGGCACGACCGACCTGTGGGTGTGGACAGGGACGACGTTCAAGGTGTACGAGAACGCTTTCGGTGCCAAGGGTGACAAGGGTGATCCGCCCGCCGTGCAGGGCGGCACTGTCACGGTCGGCGGCGAACCGCTCGACGCCCCCGCCGGTGTCCGCGTCACTGGCGACATCGGCGGCCCGTACACCGTCGGCCTGGACCTGCCCGAGCTGCCGGAAGGCCCACCCGGTCCGCCCGGCCTCTCGGGCCCGATCTACACATCGGTCGACGTCGACCAGACCACGCCGCCAGCCGACGGACAGATTCCCGTCCACGACGCTGCATCGGGCAAGCTCGTGTGGCGGGACGCGATGCTGCCCGCCGAGGAGTACGTGGTCGGCTCGGAAGCGTTCCCGACGGTGAACAAGAATGCTGCTGACGTCCAACACGTACTGGTGTCCGTGGTCATCCCGGCTCGCCCCTACCTTTACCGGCCGGACATCTCCGGGGGCGTCGATATCCGCCGCATGATCGGGCAGCAGATCGACGTCGCCGTGGTGATGGGTGATCCCAACGGGGGCGAAGTGATCGGGTACGGCCGCGGTGACGCTCCGGATCTGGTCGGCGGCTGGTGGCATGTCCGCGTGGGCTCGTACTCGCCGATCACGCTGAACCCCGGGATGCGGGACGGCACTGTTCCGCCGAACACCGAGATGACGTTCCACATGGTCGCCTTGCGGCGTAGCGGCGGCGGCAGTTGGGGCACGCGGAACAACTACGCGCAGTTGCGAATCCGCCTGCAGCGGGTGGTGTGATGGCCGAGCTACGAATCCTCCCGAAGCCTCTGGCGCGTCGTCCGAACCGGATCGACAACCTCGAGTATCTCGGCGACTTCGGCCGGACCATGGAGGACACACGCCAGAGAACGAACGCGCTCGAGGGCATCATCGGGTACGGCTCATTCGTCATGTCGCAGAATCAGTGGCTCGGCGCGGACGCTGGTGGCGCACACCGGATGCGAATGCAGTTCGACTTTCCGTACGGCGACAGTAAGGGGCTCACCCCCATCTCGCCGACCGGACGGATCCGGTTCGACGAGCCAGGCCTGTGGAAGATCGATGCACAGACGAGGGCTTGGCAAACACCTGCCGGCGGCGACAATCTCATCTGGCTCGACATCGAAGCACGCCGGGCCAACGGGCAGCTGCTGCGCAAGCAGTCGATCGACTATCCAGCCGGCACTGGCGGAAAGATCCTGCGGGGCGGGATGACCGTTGAAATCCCCGAAGAGGTCGGCTGCTACGCCGAGATCTGGTGCTACAGCGGTCGCTGGCGGTGGTTCTGGGGTGGCGCGGAATGGACCGAGTTCACACTGCGGAAGCTGTCGAGCAACACCATGAGCCAGGCCCTGCCGAATCCAGGCCAGCCTGGCGGGAATCCCGAGTAGGAGCACCATGAGTATCGAGTTCCAGCACATCACGGGCGCCTGGATGATCACCGATTACGACTCCCGGGATGACGCGGACGCGCTGCCCGAGCAGAAGTCACTGAAAGGGACATGCACGTTCCGGGCCCGGTTCGATCCGAGTGATCGCGCTGCGGCGATCCACGTCCCGGACCCTGCGGGCAGCTTTCTCCTGTCGGTGCGAGAGATGGTGTTCCCGATCGTGCACGGCAGGTTGATCGACCGCGAGGCCCGCGACGGTGTCATGCTCCCTGCCGTTGTCGGCGGTGTCCCGATCATCTGGACCGCGACACCCGAGCTGCAGGAAGATCCGGGCACCGGGATCCAAGGTGCGCGGGTACCGGCCAACGTCATCACGTTCGGGCCCGCCGACCCGGATGGTGACGGAAACCGTGCCGTCAACCTTGCTGACATTGCGGACACCGTAATCGAGTACCCCGAACCGGTCGTCTCCCGTGTCGCTGTCCTGGTGAAGCAGGCCACCGATGCACGCGATGAAATCGACGGCTTCGTCCAGTACATCGCCGACGAGGTGGTGCCGGACATTGCCGCGAAGACGGCGGCCGCCCGGGAACACGCCGAGCAGGCAGGCCAGTACGCCCAGCAGGCGTTCGAGGCGATCCCGCCCGCGACCGACACGCAGCTCGGCAAGATCAAGCTGCGCGGCGACCTCGGTGGTACCGCGGAGGACCCGACGGTTCCAGCCCTTACCAGCAAGCGGGACATCGTGGCCGGGATGAATCGCGTCTACACAACCGACGCGAGTGGCACCCAGGCGAACATCCCGTACAGCAGCTCCGCGACGGCGACGACGATCATGCTCCGAGATGCCGGCGGGCGTACGAAGGTCGGCACGCCGGCCGCAGCCGCCGACGCCGTCACCAAGGAGTACGTCGACACGCTGCTCGCGAAGAAGGCCGATCTCGGCGCCGACGGGAAGACGCTGCAGGCGCAGCAGAACGCGATCGCCGTCACCGATTTCCTCGGCAACGTCGCCTCGCAGACCGCGATGCTCGCCCTGGTCGGGCAGCGCGGCGACTGGTGCAACCGCACCGATCTCGGCACCGAATGGCAGCTCGTCGCCGAACCGTCGACCTCGCTGTCGTCGTGGATGCAGAAGATCTATCCGGCGTCAGACGTGACTTCCGTGCACGGGCGCAAGGGCGCGATCACGACGTCGTCCGCGGACATCACCGACGCGACCGCAACCGGCCGCGCGCTGATGAAGGCGACCGATGCGGCGGCAGCGCGGTCGGCTATCGACGCTCCTGCGCAGGCGGATCTGTTCCAGATCGCAATGGATCTGGGGTCCACTATCGACGGGGTGTTCGTGGCGTTGAACCTCCGCGATGCGGGGTTGTGGTCAGCATCGGGCACCTATGAGGTCGGCCAGGTCGTCACCTACAACCACGGCCGCTACTACTGCCGTGAGGCCCACACCCCGGTCGCGGCATTCCCTGCGGCGAAGTACGTGTGGCTCGGCCTGGCCGCAGTCGCCGCGACCTCTGATCCCGGCGGCGGCCGACTGTGGGTGAAGATCTGATGGCGATCGAGTTCGTCGGTGCCACGAGCGCGAGCACGACCGGCATGACCCTCACAGTTCCGGTGCCCGCGGGCGGCCAAGCTGGCGACCTCTGGGTGATGGTCCTCCGGTCGTGGACCTACCCGGTCGCGAACATCGGATGGGGTGCACTACCCGCCTACGGAGTGGTGGGGCAGTGGGTGGAACGGCTCGTGAACACGTCACGCGGTGGCGGGAGCAACCTGTACGTCTTCACCGGATTCGTCGACCCGGCGGCAACGGATTCGCCGTTGGTCTACTTCAGCGGCAGCGGAAACCACCACGCGACGCTCCTGTCGTTCCGCGGCGTGGACCCGGACAGCCCGGTCAACGCGGTGGCACAGGCCTACAGCTCGTCGGGCGCGAACAACATCACTCCGAGCGTGACCACGACCGTGCCGAACTGCATGGTCGTGCGCGCCGTCGCGGCTGGCTTCTCGCTCAGCAACGGCTCGTGCACCTGGGTCAGCACTGTCGACGAACTCACCGACAACCGGTCGAGTTCGGGGTACTCGTACATGTCCACAGCCGCCAGCTCGTCAGGACCTTCGCCAGGTCCGGTCGGTACCGCGACGGCGACGTACTCGACAGCCGGGTACGGGATCATGGCGACGATCGCGCTCGCTCCGAAAGCAACGTCCCGCCTTCACGTCGGCAGCACCTCGGTGCCGCTGATGCTCGGCAGCACCGAGGTCGAGATCAAAGGACCGTGACCCCCGGACGCGAAAGCCCCCGACTCCCCGGAGTCGGGGGCCTTTCGCCGTTGAAGGAACCGAGCGCGCACGACCAGCGTCGAACAGGGCATGGACCCCATCGAGGCGGCAGCGATCCGCTCTGAAGGCTATGACCCGGACGACCCGGTGGTGCGCGAGGCGCTCGACTGGGTTCGGTGGGAGCTGCAGCTCGCGCGCGGGTGCTGAAATGCCGAACGCCCCGGGAGCCGCCCGGGGCGTTCGGTGCGTGGACCGCTTCCCTCAGCCCACTGCGCGCACAGTACGCGCGCGCTCTGACAGGTCAGCTCGGCGGCCGGTACCGCCCATAGAGGCCCGAGCTGTCGCCGTCGAGGTAGAGCTCGTTCTCGCGGTCGGCACGCGCCGCGATCTCCGCGGCCGCGGCCGCTGCGCGGCGGTACCGAAGCCCGGCGAGCGCTAGGCCGGCGCCGCCGCCGCCGATGATCCACACGAGCGCGCCGCCGTAGGCGCCGATGGCCAGACAGCCGATCAGCCCGAGGACCGCGACCGCCAGCACGATCCACGCGGCGAGATCGACCCCGCCGGGGCGCTTCACTTCGTCCCGCCTAGATCGGTTCGTGCGCCCCGCCCAGGGCGGTTCGCGTTCCATTCGTCGATCGTGGCGGGCAGCCAACCGCGCACAGTGCCACGCGGGATAGTCCCGTCATCGTTGAGTGGACCGACGACAACGTCCGGCGGCGGCAGCTTGTACCGGCTCAGGGCACCCGGCTGCACACCGATCCGTTCGGCGAACTCGACGCGTGACATGTAGACCGCCGGACGCTCAGGCATGGCGCGCCGCCCGGATCCGGTCCTGGGCGATGAACACGATGATCCCGCCCCAGACGGCCCACAATGGCCAAGGCGCGTGGAGTGCCCACAGCGCGCCGCCGGTGGCGGCCGTGCCGACGATGTCGTAGTTGCGTCGCATGACGTCAAGCATGATCCCTCTCCTTCTCCATGAGGTGATTTCGTGAGACCCTTTCCGGTGGGGATCGGAGCGCGTGCGCTGCGTTCCGATCCCCACCTCAGGGTCACCGTTTACGGTGCCTGCCTCGCCTCTTGGGCTTGGCCTTGCGGTTCTGAATCACCATCACGATGTTCGTGATCAGGGTCAGAATCCCGACGACCAGTGCCATTCGGCTTTCGGTCATCCGCTCACCTCCTCTCTGCTGTTGTACCTAGTACTATACACTGCTTCGAATCAAGGTTCAACACTTCCGGAGTGCAAAGTTGAGGGCGAGTCCTGAAAAGACGAACGCCCCGCATGGCGCGGGGCGTTCGGTGGACGAGCGGCCGTTAGGCCAGCGCCCGCGAGGGCACGGCGGCCGCTGCAATCGCCTGGTCCAGCGCTACCCGGAACTTGTCGGCAGCGCCCTCATCATCCACAGGCACCTCACCAAACAAGGGCAGTGTCAGCGATCGGCCACCCGCAAAGTTGGTCCGGGTGGCGGCGTGCCATCCAACCATGCGGCCCTGGCCGCGCGCATCGCTGATACCCAGGACTTCGCGATCAACGACGGAGCTGACCGACGCAATCCATCCGGCCACCGTCGGCAAAACCTCCGGGTCGTACTGGTGCGAGTCCCACTCCGAGATCGCACACGAAGCCGATACGTACGCGAGAAGTCCATCCTCGGTGAGGCACGCGATACGCCACTCGGTCTCGCCCTGAACGACGCGCACGTCTCCTACAGCCGCCGTTGCGACCGCGTCGCCGATCAGCGTTGCGAGAGCCTTCACGACGGTGTCGGGCGCGCTCCTGTACTTGCCCTCCGCGACCGCGCTCTTGGCAATAATCCGGTACCGGTCAACATCTATCTGCATTTCGACGCCTTCTCGTTCGGAGTATCGAGGCTTACTGGACCGACCAGGACGCGAGCTGATCGCCCAGCGGCCCTTCGTAGCGAATGCTGGCGATCGGCGCGCCGGTCACGTCGAAGGCGACGTTGCCCTTGATCGTGTCGCCGGCCGACACGTCCGTCGAGTCGAGCTGCCCGTCGACGGTGCCCAGCGCACTGTCGTAGCTCGTGCCGTCTGCCGCGCGGGCGGACACGTACATCGGGTTCACCGGCATGGTTCCCTCGACACCCTGGATCGTGACGGTCACCTGGTACAGCGAGCCCTTGACCGGCATCGCGTACGGAGACGCCGTGGCAGGGACCAGATCGGCGACCGTGACGTTCAGCTTCTTGCCGCCGGTGCTGATCTCCTGAGTCTGACCGACGACCGCCTTCGCCTCGGATGCAGTCTTGGCATCTGCGGCATCGGCGGCCGAGGTCGAGTCGACGACCTTCGCGTCCGAATCCTCCGTCGAGCATCCTGCGAGCACCGCGACCGCCGCGATTCCCGACATCACTCCTGCAGCAATCTTGCCCGCGCGCGAACGAACGATCAT